TTCCCTCTTTTGAATAAAACTTTTGTTACATTTACATTTGCTGTCATGGTAATTGTCCGCTATCAATAACAACCTCATTCAGATTAGGCGCCGGGCTGGTATCGGCGTAGTAAGCAGGAAGCACTTCTAAATCTATTGGTGCTGTCCAATTGGCGTCTACGTATATCACCCGCTCGCTGCCAGTGGCAGTTTCTATTGTTTTTAGTGTCAGTTTGTATAATCTTTGATCTAGACTGTTTACATCTGATTGTAAAACAGTAAAAGTTCCGCGCCCTTTGGCTTGATCAGTAAAAGTGACTGCATAACTGTAAGCAGTTATTTCATTTAATGAATCTTGAATTTCTGCTTCTAAACTGTAACCAGTCAAATCCACTGGTTTTTGATCCTGATTAAGAACAACGACTTGTAAGGTATTGTCTATACCTTGATATATTTTGATAGGGCGGCTGTACACGACTCTGTTCCTTGGTGAAAAAATACTCTGATCCCATATTTGGACCGTGACTGTATTCGGATATAAATAAGCTAGAATTTGCATTATCTTGTATTTATTGAAAAATGGACGAACCCAACTACGAGCAATTATTAAAACAGTATCCGTTCTTAACTTACCTTGTATACGGTGGCAATGAATACATTGGAGTGATTCAAAATCTTGACGAAGTAATTACTACGATTTACGATTACGGTGCGCTAAGAACTCTAGAGCAAAAACAGCAGTTTTTGGAGCTGGCTGAAACTTGGTGGTGGGAAAGTAATAGACTAATACCTATCAATGTGTTTCTAAAAGCCGAATGGCAACCTTTCAGAACTGTGGTCAAGACCATGAACAGCAAAGATGTGGAAATCAAATTTGGCCCGCAAGTGAGCCTGAAAGAAATTGCTGCCAAACGCAGCAAAAGACGCAGTATTACTCTTGTTCGGAAGCTTGGGTAAGAACGACTTCAAAAACAATAAATAAAAGTGTAGTTCGCGGATCTGGACAATCCCAACTACTCTAACGCTTTAAGGGAGCATCAGCAAATGTATTTACAAAACAAATACACTCGTTGGTATTATAATATAATTCAGCGAGCACAAACAAGAACTATTTCTGGATATACAGAAAAACATCATATTATTCCGCGAAGTTTGGGCGGAAATAACGCAGAGATCAATATTGTAAAATTAACAGCCAAAGAGCATTTTATATGTCACTTGTTACTTACTAAGATGCTCACCGGTTCCTCACGGCACAAAATGATCCACGCTGTGTGGCTGTTGTCTAATGCATTTAGTAAAAATCAGAAAAGGTATTCTGTGACATCAAAGATTTACGAAATGCTAAAGAAAGAAAAGTCGCGTGTTATGTCAGAAAAGTTCGGGATCAATAGCCCAAGTTATGGACTAAGACGATCGCAAGAAACACGAAATCTGCAAAGTATTAGAAGAAAAGGAAAGACTTACGAAGAAATATACGGCGAAGATTTTGCTAATGCAATGCGTCTTAAACGCTCTGTACAAAATAGGCCATCAGGTAGTAGTCATAAGTCATCTAAACATTGGGTTATTATTACTACCGAAGGCGAAAGATTTGAATTTATTGGAGGGTTAGTGGATTTCTGTAAAGAACACTCTTTTAGGTACGAAACAATTGCTAAAATAGCAAACGGGTTTATACCCCTCAGAGGAAAGTATAAGGGGTGGAAAGTATTAAAATCCGCTGTTAGTTAATAAATTCATATGTACCATTACGAGTCTTGAATAAGCACAACTGTGAGACTTTTTGAAATGATAACTATTGTCTACGGGCTTTTCCCAAATAGTTTTTGCTACTTCTTTCCAGGGTAATCCTATTAGATGTCTCTTTGCAGGTCTTATAATAGCCAAGAACATCATAAGTCTTGTATCTGAATTCACTGCTTCGGGCATTTTGATTAATGTATCATAATGTGCGCCTATATGTATCAACCGCGCACAAAATTCTGACTCATACAACCTATCCCATGCAGGCTCTTGCTGCATCAACTGTTGTAAATGTTGTTCGCTTTGCACTTGTTGATATAACCCAACATTAAGAACGTCTACTTTGATGTACCCTCGGTCTTCGGCGGCTTCGTAATCTATACTGGCACGACCTGTATATGGGTCAACCGGGATAGGCGTAAAGTACACTCCAGTGTTGTGTTTGGCAATTTTGCCATCGCGAATGATAGATGCCGCAGTATGCTCAAAGCAAGACAAAGCTTGATCCCTATCAGCCACATCAATATCAATGTCTGACTTAAATTTCATAATCCTGCTTTCTTTAACACATGTTTACACCATTCAGCATCGGCTACGTGATCCACAAACTTACGATTCCAATAATCAGGATCAACCCAAGGAAGAACAATGGCCAAAAGAACCTCGTCAAGACTCTCGAGAAACTCAATGCCACTATTGCAGTTATAGATAATCCAAGGGCTAACACGACCAGTGGTAATATGATGGCAAATCCTATTATGATTACCGTACTTAAAGTAATGGCTAAAGCTAGCAAGACCGCTATCTCCCATGGCGTATTCTTCCATGGTCTTGAGCGCTCGTTCGAGGGCGTCCTGGACTGCTTCCTTTTTAAGATATTCATTTAACCATTCCTCATAGAAACTGTCCCGACACCAGTGGTCTAGTTTTTTGTTGTTTTTTAATAGCCATGTAGTAAAACTAGTAGAATTAATACAACGAACAGCGACCATGTATCTGCCGAACCGTACAAAAGCATTGTAGTACGGACTTGTAACGAAGTCGCTATAACTCTTAAGTCGTGCGCTACCTTGTGTGGTTTCATAAAATTGTAAATATGCTCTAAGTCCAAACTGTACTCCCGATTCAGATTCCTGTTGCCAGCGTCTTTTAGTTTCGCACAGGTGAGCTGCTAGTGTGCTTTCTTTTCTGAATTGTTTATCACAATATTTACACTTATAACTCTGACTTGATTCGCTTGTCATCCCAACCATGTTCTTTAGCTAGTTTCTTTATATCATTGATATCATTGATTTGAGCCAGCAATTCTATTTCGTCTTGTTTGCGTTCCGGATAAAGTTGCCGTAAAAATTTGACCGCTTTGTTATTAGAACCATCTCTTTTCTTTTGTTTGATCCAATCATGCCTAAATGCGCCCATACCTGGGCTAACGGTTGTGGCCGATAACCATTGTAATTCTGGATATCGGGCTAGATCAAAAAAGTGTTTGTTTAAATTTTCGTTGCACGATAACAAATAATATTGTTGTAATTCGGTGCTGCCTTGTACGCTTGATCCCCAACGAATCATAAGGAAGTTGCTAAACTTTTTGCGTTCTTCGTCGGTAAGATTTTTATAAAAGTTGCGATCCTTGTTATCAAATGCTCGCATTTCGTTTGCAATGTTTAGTTTGTCGCTCATACCGGATGATGAAAAAGTGTATCTTGTTGTCGGCTTAATTCGTATATAACTTTAGCACGTTCTAGTGCATCTTGTAAAGCAGGATTGTGTTCGGCTGCTAGAATAATTGGCACCCACTCTTGAGCGATTTCGCTGCGTCTTAGATGGTGATCTGAAATATATTCTTCCCCAATCAAAACTCTTTTGGTGTCACCTATTTTACGAGCATATATGCAACCATTTGCTCGTTCATAAATGTAAGTTGCGCCCGGATCCAGCTGACTCATTACGTCACCAACATTTTGAATAGTCTACTACTTCACTTTGCCTGGAAATGTCTTTAACAAAGTATGCACACAACGGTCGTTCTGTGCCTGTCTCTAGAGGTACTGCCAATAATTGTCCTGGCTTAAGTTTGGGGAAGTACCATTTGACATCTTGATAGATATCAATAATTTCAATCTTGGCAAATTCGGGTTTGAAACTAGTAATAGGGTTAAAACAAAATACGCTGAATCCGCGATCGTTGATACTGGTAAGCGGAACCACTTCTAAGTCACCAAGATCAGGTTCACCTATTAACACATGCCAGTCTACAGGCATTTTAACTACATTGTTGCCTATACGCAATACCAATGCAGGACTGTTAAAACTTTCTAAAAATATTAATGGAATGTAAAAATAATCTGGTGTCCTAGGATCACTGTTGTCCAATACTGCAAATCTTAAATCTTCTATTTCGTCAGGTACTTCATTTAGTTCATAGGCTGTGTTTTCTAGTGTTAATATTCTCATTGCCATTCGGCCTTTTCTACAGTGAAAGGATAGTTAGCTTCTCGATAAAAAGCTTTTCTTTTTGTTAAATGTCGTTTTGCGAATCGACAGGTGGAAGTGATGTCCCAGATTTGTACGAAGTCTTTGTCAGCGGCTTTACGAATACCGCGTCCAATACTTTGAATAACTCGCACAAAAGATTTGCCAGGCTCAAGTAAAACAAGATTAAAAATGCGGGGAATATTGATGCCAACAGCAGCCACGCCATAAGTAGCGATGATAATTTTGTTTGTTGATTCCGCCACTTCGTCATAATGTTCCTTACGATCTCCGGCCTTGGTTGCTCCAGATACAAATACACTGCCTGGTAGTCGTTCAGCTAGTGCTCGTCCTGCACTGATTCTATCTACCAAGATCAAGGTATTACCTGCTTCAGCAATTGTACTTATCAAATTAGCAATATAGTCCAGTCTTTCTGCAGTTTCAACTAGAAACTTTAGTTCGCTCTGGTAGTTATTATACTCTTTGTGATCAGCTAATTGCACTACATTAACATGGCACTGTGCCAAATGCCCAGCTTCCTGTAATTCGCTAGCGCTCAGTTGTCCTACAACCGGACCCAGCATACAGTTTATGCTTTGTCTTGCGTAATCTTCTTTGGGTATGGTACCAGTTAATCCCCATCGAATAGGCACTTGTGCAAACGGACCACTTAATAATGTCTTCAGTGCATCTGCTTTGGCTTGATGTGTTTCGTCTACTATAACTGCCACAACACCTTCCAAGAACTCTCCGATAGTAACGTCAGCTTCGGCATTCTTGGTGTTCTTTAGTAAGTTGTTTAGGCTTTGCCATGTACAGATTGTGTGTGTACGATTGTATTCTTTTCTATCGCCAAAATACACTCCCGCATCTAGTTCTAGGTTTACAAAGTCATCTTCGGTTTGTGTAACTAGGCTTTTGTTGGGTACAATCACAATACTGCGTCCGTATTTGCTAACCGCATCTGCTAGTGCGGCTGTAATAATAGTTTTGCCTGCACCTGTGGCCACTTCTTGTACACATTGTGGATTAGTTAAAAATCTATTGATAATCTCAGGCTGATAATCTCGAAGCACAATAGGTTCACCAACTTTAGAATGCCCTTTGGGCCATGTTTTATGATTGTATGTGTTTTCATCGACCAGGGCAAATTCAAATGTGGTACGATACTCTCTAGTATCTTCTATTTCAATATCATATCCTTGTTCATTAAGATAAGGCAATATCTCTGGTAGTAGATTGATGTAGGTGGTGCCACCTAAATTAAAGAACGGAATCTTACCATCCCATCGGCCAAGACGAACGCTAGGCTGATACCTAGCACCAGGTATTTCGTATTTGTATTTTTTGACTAAAGCTGTTCTTGTGTTTAACTCTAGTCCTTCAATTTTTACATTGACTTCGTCTTTAATTATTAATCGTGCTTGCATATAATTTATTATATGATTTTTCAACCAAAGAATCAAACTTTTTTGTAGATTTTTTATGATGCACTATAATATGATATCTATTCTCTTCGCTATCATTAATTACTGTATGATAGTTGGACACATTTATTAAAAATGAAGATCCTGGAGAAAAAGGTATTACACCATAGTTGTCTAAGTAAAATCTACAGCCAATTGGCTGTGTAATTGCTATATTAACTGCCGATAACCCACTATTGGTCACAGAATCGCGGTGAACATGTATCACACCTTGTGGTTCAAGTAACATTATTCGAATTCTAAGAAACTCATCGATTGGCCAACTATTTTGAAAATACGATACAGTTTTTGGACAATATATTTTTCCTTCTTGTGTCCATATCATAGGACGACCGTCGTTGTAAAACTCATCTTCTCGCGTGGCATCATAGCTTTTTCCATGAAGAACAAAACTTTTCCAACCAGTATTATTTTCATCTCCGGTGTCTCTGTGATTAACAAATAATTTTTGGGGTATCTGTACAATTTCTTTTTCTATTTCAAGATAAGGAACTGGTATATCTAATAATAAACAATTAAGTTCACTCGAGTTCAATATCCAATTTACATCAGCTGCTTGATTAAATTTGGGTAGACTAAATTTTTTTTGTTCCACACTTTTAGAAAACAATCGACTTACTTTTTCTTTCATAATTAATTTTTCCGTTCAACAAACAATTTAAAACGCTCAATATCTGCAGCCGATGTGGTCAAAAATGTAAATTTATACTCTAAAATATTAGACATCCAAAAATCTACATTATTTTTTTGTTTTAGAATAAAAGTAATAATATTTTCATTTGTTAAATTTATTTTTTTAGTTTTAACTAAGGCCCAATTAATGCTAGGACAATTATTGTTTATGTATTCTCTTAGTAGTTTTCTATTATTAAATTTAAGACGCTCCAGTTTAGTTATACCTTGATCAAGGTTATAATGAATTACAGAATTTTTTTCCATAAAATCAACAACAAATCCACCGTAGTCTGTTCCGGTCCAGTTTTCTAATAGCGATTTAATAAAGTTTATTTGTGTTGTACTGATATCAACAATGTCTATTTCATCAAATTGATCAGACTGAGCAGCTAACATCCAAAAAAAACCACTGCCCGGTGTTATCAAATGATTATGTTTAAAATTTAGTTCAATTGGCTCGTTATTTAAAATCCATAATTGTTTGGTAGCTATATCCAAATAGCTGTTGTTGTACTCAAGCCATCTGTGTTTTAACTCGTTATTGTGCAAAAATTGTTTTTTGTTTCTAAGTGCATTGGAAAAATTAACAACAATCTTTTCCAATTCTAATATCTTGGAAATAAGATTGCTACCAAAATGCGTCAACGAATATGATTTTGATTCACTTGATTTCTTGAGCCATAACGGTGTATAGTCACTGTGAATATTTTTTGTGCTTCTGATCGGCACACAAGTTTTTTTTATAAACGTTTCTTTGAAGTCATTGACACAAAATAATGTTAAATCAAGAAAAAAACACTGGGGGTGCAGGTAAAAATAGTCATTAACATTTTTTGGATCAATGATATGACCGATGAGTCCCTGATGCGGATAGTTCTTGATACTTTCAAGAAACCCCCTCAAGTCGTAAAAAACTGTTCCCGAATCAACAAACAATCCATAGGTGTATTGCTCGGCTCTACAAAATCCTTCCTCCCAGGAATCACATGTCAAATAAGGGATACCTAACGGCTCACCAAATTGATCAAATTTAATACTTGCTAAAGTGTGAGATAAGTCTTCTCCTTTGCGAATAATACACACAACATTCATCATGAAATTCTCAAAGGTAAATTATTATTTTTTATATTATTTACAAGCCTGTCCGCATCTTCGATTTCCCCAATTGGAATAACTTTAAATGTTTCTGTTGGATCCCAATCTGGGATACCCCAATACTCACACCATTGATCTTTAAATTTAGCAAACCAATTATTGAATGCTAGTATATCAATATTTTCTAAAAAATTTATATTGTCACACGCAATATGTATGGATGTTTTTAAAGTTACCCAAGGCTTAGATAACTCGCATAATCGTTTGATATCGTTGGGTTCTTTGTTTAGGTAATAATAATACGGAGGCTTAGCCAATTCTTGCCAACTGAGAAAACATTGATTTTTTTTAACAGTGACAGTAGAATATTTATAGTATTCTCTTTTGAACGAATTTTG